TCATAAACATATTTTTTTTGTTCTGAATCCCATACTGGGTCTAATCCTTTAGAGATAGCTTCTAAATACTCTACCGGTTTTTGTGAATAAACATCTCTCCAAGTTCTTTCATCACCAGTCCACTCTTTTACTTTATTTTCATCATCTGATAATTTACCTGGGTCCTCATACATAACTGAAGATACTGTTGTATACTCTCCTCTTCCACCAGGTAATGGAACTGACTGTAAAATTAAAATTAAATCTCTACCTTCATTTATATCAGTTACATCTCCTTTATTTCTCCAAATAGGAATTATTTTATCGATTGGGCCATCCCCTTTCCAGTTGTGTTTAAATCTCCAAAATTTAACCCCATCTTCTTCATTATCTCTATCAACAACTTTAACAATATAAAATTTTTGTGAACGATAAGAACGAGCTAACTCTTTTGATTGTGCATCTCCAGCTAATCTTAAAGCTTCTTCAACCTCATTTAATGGACTTCTTTCCCCTGATGGTTTTCCTTCAGAATTTTTTCCTGGGTCATAAAGTTTTTGCCATCTTCCTTGTACTTGTACATTGTGAAAATATACTTCTTTAAAAGGTGATGAACCATCTGTTGTTGGGATTATTCTAATTCTTTTTTCTCCTGATTTTGTTCCTTTAGGTAACATAATAGAAAGGTATTGCTTCATTCTTTCTTCCGATGTCATTTGTGGTTTTGTGGAACTACCACTTTGTTTGTTTTTTTCGTATTGGGCTAAAACCGCGTCTAAACTATTACTCATAAATTTTTTTTTTAATAATTAATTAATCAATATTTAATTAAATGTAATAAAGTTAACTGGGTTTGTCAAACTAAAAGATACTTTAGTTTTTAATTTTCTTCTTCTTCTGTTGGGTCAAAACTTTTTTTAATATCGTCTTTACTATAGTCTTCAACATCTTCTGGTTTTAGAATATATTGTTTTTTACCTGTTTCATCAAAAACGTCTTCTTTGTCTGTAAAAAAATCACTCAATGTTTTGTTAAATGGACCACTATCATACTTTCTTAAACCTATTTTTTCCTCTGGAGTTCTAGGTCTATACTCTTCTATCTTTTTTTCTAAACTAGATATTTTATTAACCATATCATCCATAGAAGTTAAATGTGATTCTAATGAACTTAATTTACTCATTAAATCTTCTAAACTTTCTGTATTTTTTTGTAATATATCTTTTTGGTCAGATAATTCACTATTCATTTCATCGTGAGTTGTAACTAATTCTGTAACGTCTAATTCTGTTTCATTATCAGTTGTGTCTTCTACTTCTTCACCACCAATTTCAGTATCAACTTCTGAATCAATATCAGTATCAAGTTCTTCTGTTTCTCCTTCTGGTTCTACGGGAGTATCTAATTCTTCAGTTTCCGCTTCATCTTCTAGTTCTGGAACTTCTTGTTCCGCCATTTCCATAGCTTTAGCTTTTTTAAGTAATCTATCTACATGACTTCCCATTTCAAAAGTAGCTACACCACCAATCATTTGTTCGTTCAAATTTTGTGAATTGTTGGTGATTGTCTGAAATCTTTTTAATTCTTCTAGTATTTTGTTGTCTATTTTTTTAGCCATTTAATAGTTGTTTTACTTGTCCTGAAGGTGATTCTACCTGTACTTTACGATTTACTCTTATGGAGTTTTCTACTCTTTCTATTAAACCATCTCTACTTCTAATAGTGTAACAAATTCCCGTATCTAAATCACAAACTTGTTGTCCTTCTGGAGTATTGCCATTCTCTACGATATTATCAGTTTTCTTACCAATAAAATTACCTAATTTTTGTTTTAATGCCTCATTAACCATAGTAATAAATTTTTTTGTTTATACTAATAAATATATGTAAACTTAATAATAGTCAATTAAAATAAGATTATGGATTGTTTACTCTAAAATCATTAATCATATTAACAGGTGTTAAATAATGTTTTATAATTTTTTCACCTTTTTTTACATATCTTAATATTTCAAAATGTAAGTGAATATCTTCAGATAATCCACTATTACCTACTTTACCTATAATTGTATCTTGTGGATTAATTTTACTTATAGTATCTCCTTTTTTAACTCCTATATTTTTTCTTAAGAAAGCATACCTAGTAATATAATAAGATGTGTCATTATCATTAGTAGGATTTTCATTTATTAATGTTTTTACCACCACATAATTACCATAAGTACCACAATTATCAGATTTTTGTAATGGGTTACAACCATCTTTTACATCAATAACTATACCACCTATTGATGCTACCACATCCACACCCTGTGTAGAAGAAGCTTGTAATTCATACTCAGAATTTAAAACAAAATCATGACCTAAATGAACAACTTCTGGGTCTACTATTGGTTCATTTAATTTAACCAATGGTATAGGTGTGTTAAATTGTACTTGGTCTGCAACTATCTCTGGACTTTCAATAAAAGTAGTTGTATCCACATATCCATTATTAAGTGGTGTTTTAGATAATTGATTTTTAGTTGCACTTAAATTATCTAAGAATAAATCTAAGGCATCATCCTTAAGTCTTTCTTCTGCTTTTTGAAAAATCTTTTTATTAACTCTTTGTACTAAACTATCTATTTTAGGTAATGTAGGAATTGGTACTCTTACACCATCAAAACTAGTTTCTATATTATTCGGAGTTATATTATGTTCTACATTTAAAATTAGATATGGACCATTAAACATTGGTAGATATCTTAACTGAAAATATTGTGTTGGTTGTATAGCTACATTACCCATACAAGTTATAGATGCTGTGTAGGACCTATTAGAATAAATATTAAATAAAGAAATGGAAGCTGTGGAAGTTGCTCCACCACCCCCTGAATCAGCCATGTCTTGTAATATCTTAAAACTTTCAGAAGTGTCTTGATATTGGGATTGGTCAAGTGTAACAGATTCAAATATGTTTTGATTTGGTATTCCAAAATCTACGTTGAATCCCATTACTTTGTTAGATAATTGTTTATCACCACAATTTTCAGATAACAAGGGATTGTTAGCTGTTCTATTCATGGTAAAACTATCATTTTTATAACCATTATTAGGGGTATTAACATTAAGTTGACTAGAAGGGGGACCAACGTATTGGCATAAGAATGCTGGTTGGGATTCTAAGTAGTCCACCGTTTTAAATGTGCCGAACATTGCATTTCCTTGTAATTGTGCATTATCATTGGCTACATTAAAGAAATTAATATATGCAGGTAAAGGAATAAAATTAAAGTAATTATTAGCTAATACTGTGGATAAAAAACTCGCAACACTTTGTGTTAGTGTATTACTGTTAGCTCCACCAAAAGGTGAATCTAATTGTATTATATCCCATATGTTAATTATTGCGTCATCACCAATATCTCTATTAGCCCTATCAAAAAATAAAAATCTTTCAAATAGAGTTTGTTGTGTTAAATCAGTACCAGCTACCCACCTATCATTTAATGTTTTAAATGTGGTATATAATTCTAATTTTAAATTATCTGCTTCTATGGATGGCCTATCATCTGTAACATCTGATGTTCTAACTTCATTTTCTTTAACATTATCTGATATGATTCTTTGTAACCTTTTCATAACACCATTTCCGTACGTATTAAACAACCCAACATTCTTATCTAATTTAGAATCAAATAATTTTAGATATTCAAAAGCTGAAAGATTACCTTGTGTAGAACAATATGATGCATACATCCTTATAAAAGGTGCAAAAATTTCTATATTTCTAACATTAAATTCTATCCCACCTTCTATACCACGAGCCGTCATGAAAAATCTATATATAGGATTAATTTCGTCAGTACTAGATAACATGTCTGAGGGTGTATTACCCAAAGTCGATGGAAAAAATTCTCCTACATTTAGTCTGATAGCTTGCCATTCTATGGGGTTACCCACAAAAAACCCACCTACTGAAGGTATCGTAGTTGTACTATCAACATATCTACCAAAATTATATTTATCTTCTTCATCGTTAATACTGTTAACTGAACCTAGTAACCCTAGAACAGCTTCAAAAGTGGTTAACCCATGTTGAAAACTATCTAGGTGATTGGTACTGGTGTGTGCATATTCTACGTTATAGGTTAAAAAGGTCTCTATTACTAAATGTAATTTATCGTATTGAGCGTGAGCTAGGTTGTGTGGTTCATAATTACTTTTTACATCTTTTAGTCTATTAATTATTTCACCATTACTGTCTCTTACAAAAGATTCAGGTATAATTGTAATTTCTTTTATAAATTGTTTCATAGAAGGTAATGGTCCTTCCACCGAACCCTCAGCCTTAGAAAAATTCAAATATAATTCTTCAAAATCATCTAGTTGAGCTTTACTAAATACAGCAAATAAATCTTCTATGTTAGTATACTCCCTATCATGATTAAAATTCCATGCAAATTGGTGTGGAGTTTCAGTATCTATTTCTTTAAAGTATTGGTGGGGTTGACCTAGATAATTAGTATTATTTTCGAAATATCCATAGTGAGCTCCTTTCCAAAATAACTTACACGCTCCA